AAGTATGATGACTTATCGCGGCTCACGGGACGTGTCTTTGTTAATAAAATGAAAAAAGGTAACGGTGTTGACATATCTATGCCTACAGCAAAGAGTGAATACCAAGACATTATTAATTTAGCATACGCAAAGTATCCTAATGATGATGATAGATTAATGAAGATATTTAGAACAGTAAAATTAAATGACTATGGTGCTCGTAATACAATTGAGCAAATGGATTTAGATTTAAAAAACTTTAAACGTGATAGAGACAAATTAGAATATGTAGATTACTTTAACCATTTTCTACAACGACGTAATCCACCTAAATTAAAATATTTATTTGTTGATGAAGCACAAGATTTGTCAGTACATCAATGGAGAATTATTGATATGATACAAGAAGTTGCACAACCAATTGAAACATATGTTGCTGGTGATGATGATCAAGCAATCTTTCGTTGGGCAGGTGCAGACATAGAACACTTTATAGCGATGGCTACAAGTGATGAACATAATATTATTCCTCTCACACAATCGTATCGCATACCTAAAAGCGTGCACAGTATTGCCACAAATTTAGCACAGTCTATATCAAGAAGAATACCAAAACAATATGCGCCAAGAGATGAAGAAGGAGAGAGAAAAGTCTTAAATATCAGACCTTTAAACAAAGGAATTGCAGAAGGCGAGTGGTTGATTTTATGTCGTACACATGAGATTGTGCAGCAAGTTAGTGAATCATTAGAAACATATGGGTGGTTATATAAACGCTATGGTCAATCTGTTATAAATTTAAAATACATCGAAGCTATCAAAGCATGGACCACGTTGCAAAATGGTAAAAGTGTATCTGGTTTGTTATGTGATACTGTTTATCAATTTATGGATAGCTCACGCATTAAAAGAAATTACGGAACATTTAAAGGAGATCACGCAGAAACATACAAATTAGAAGATCTAATCACTGACTATGGTTTACGTTCAAAAATAAACGACATGGACGTAAGAGAAATGAAATGGTATGATATATTGAATGCAAAAGGTCTTAGAAAGAGAATTAATTATTTGAGAAAAATTATGCGTGAAGGAAATAAATTAGATGACACTCCTCGTATAGAAGTTTCTACCATACATGCAAGTAAAGGTGGTGAGAGAGATAACGTAATGTTATTAACTGATTTATCTTATGGTCCTTACAAATCATCTACTGAAACACAACAAGGTAGAGATGATGAAGCAAGAGTTTTTTACGTTGGGATGACACGCGCTAAAAAGAAATTAGTTATTGTACGTCGCACGGATGCACAATTTGAATATGAGCCAATATTTTTTCACGAAAGGAAAACTGCATGATTTGTCAAAAGATTTTACAAGAAGCAGAAAAACTTGTTGCTGGTGATAGGCAAGAAGACTACGGCGATAAATTAACGAACCATGAAAACATCGCAAAGTTGTGGAGTGCTTTCCTTGATAAAGAAATTACACCACATGATGTTGCAATATGCATGGGGCTTGTAAAAATTGCCAGATTAAAACACGCGCATAAAAAAGATAGCTATGTTGATTTAGCTGCTTACGCTGCGATAGCTGGAGAAATAGATGAAAGAACAACCTAATTGGTTTCCTAAAGTACACCGCATGCCCAGTGAATGGGTTATGCCCGACCACTTCCCTGATCTATCTGGTTATGACGAGATAGCAATTGATTTAGAGACAAGAGATCCTGGTATAAAAGATACAGGACCAGGTTATATTCGTAAGCACGGTGAAGTAGTTGGTATTGCTGTGGCAGTAGATGGGTGGTGTGGTTATTATCCCATTGCTCACGAAACACCGCCCAACATGGATAAAGCTATTGTTACCAAATGGATTAAAAAACAATGCTCGTACGAGGATAAAAACTATATATTTCACAATGCTTTCTATGATGTAGGTTGGTTAAAAGCGATGGGTGTTGACATCAAAGGCAAAATAATTGATACTCTCATTGCGGCACCTCTCGTAGATGAGAACAGGTTTCGTTTCGATCTAAACACTTTAAGTAAAGATTATCTACAAGAGTCGAAATCGGAAACCCAACTCTACGAAGCTGCTAAAATGTGGGGCCTTGATCCGAAAGGAGAAATGTGGAAGCTTCCTGCCTCACACGTTGGAGAATACGCAGAGCAAGATGCTGCTGTGACGTTAAAGTTATGGCATCATTTACGCGGTGAAATACAAAAACAAAACCTCGTTAACATTTTTGAATTAGAAACAGATTTATTTCCTGTTTTATTTGAAATGAAACAACGCGGGGTGCGTGTTGATTTAGAAAAAGCGGAGGGCATTAAGAATGATTTATTATCGAAAGAGAAAAAACTTCTTACATCAATTAAAAAACTTACTAATCAAGACGTGGAAGTATGGGCTGCTGCTTCTGTGGCAAAAGCTTTTGATGCTCTTAAAATTAAATACGACCGAACGCCAACTGGTCAACCAAAGTTTGATAAAAACTTTTTGGTTACGCATGATAGTCCTTTGGCTAAGATGGTTGTCGAAGCTAGGGAGATTAACAAAGCGAGAACAACGTTTATTGAGAGTATCACCAAGCATTCGCACCGAGGCAGGATTCATGCTGAAATACACCAAATGCGATCCGACCAAGGAGGAACGGTAACAGGTAGATTTAGTTACAGTAATCCTAATTTACAGCAAATACCAGCAAGACACGCGATACTCGGCCCATTGATCAGATCTATATTTATTCCTGAAAAAGATTGTGAGTGGGGTATATTTGATTACTCGCAACAAGAACCACGGCTCGTGGTCCACTACGCAAGCATGAAAAATTTTACAGGTGCTAGTAAGTTTGTTGACTCATACAGAGAAGATGAAACAACTGATTTCCATACAATGGTATCGGAGATGGCTGACATACCACGTAAACAAGCAAAGACAATTAACTTAGGATTATTCTACGGCATGGGTAAAGGTAAGTTGATGTCACAACTTGGTGTTAACTTAGAGACAGCAAGTGATTTATTAGCAGCTTATAATGAACGCGTACCTTTTGTTAAGCAATTGATGAATGATACAATGAACAAAGCTGGTAAGAAAGGTTATCTATCTACTTTAGAGGGTAGAAGATGTCGTTTTGATTTATGGGAGCCAACGAATGAATGGGGCCAGAAAGCTCTACCACTGACCGAGGCTCAACAACAATATGGTGAAAGTATGATTAAACGTGCTTGGACCTACAAATCATTAAATAGATTAATACAAGGATCTGCTGCTGATCAAACAAAGAAAGCAATGTTAGAATTAGCTAAAGAAGGATACTTAGCACACATACAAGTACATGATGAGTTAGACTTTTCTGTTGCAAGCGAACAGGATAAGGATAAGATTAAAGACATTATGGAAAATTGTGTACAACTCGAAGTCCCAAGTAAAGTCGACGTTGAATGCGGTGACAACTGGGGCGACGCAGGTGATTAAGATTTGGTTATTAGTTTCAATGATCTCTATGCCTGGGCTACCTACTGTTAAGCATACCGCTGAACTATGGTTTGATGGACCTAAATGTGAAGCAAGACGCGTAGATCTAGAAAATAAATTTTATGACGCTGCTGCAGAGCAGGGAATTAACCCTGTTTGGCTTCATACATGGTGTTTAGAATCTTCTATGTTTGTTATAAATAAAACTTGACACTCCCATTAAATTAGATTAAAGCATTATTTAAATGAGAATGGTGCAACATTCTCCGAGTATGGCTGAACAACTGTAACAAGGTAGTAAGGCACGGTCCTCGCAAGGTATGGTCGCATGACTGAGGGTGTGAGGGTTGGTACTGAAGTAGTAGTTAATATAGGACATATTGACTTGTCGCGAAAAGGTTGGGGGTAGTCAAAGAATCCCCCTACTCACACTTAATGAAGGAGAAAGTATGAAACTTAAAAAAGACTACGAAGAAACTTTTAAAGAAGGGTTTCGTCTTGGTGTACGTTTGACCAGGGCAAAAGGGTGTTTAGAAAATGCACGTAATGCAAAACTATTAAACGATGAGCCTGTGTTTAAACTTCAAATGGAGTTTGCTAATGATTGGAGTGAACTGGCCCGCAATGCAGGTAGAAAGTTTACACCGTCCACGGCTCACGACCCAGAGCAGTCTGCTTTTGATTTTGGTGACATCGAAATGCAGGAACATTTATCAAGGTTGCCACATAAACTAAAGGAGACAGGATGAACACGAAGAAGTTTAAAAGTGTGGCAGTTGCCATTGATACTTACAAGTTGTTGAAGAAACTAGCCGCCACCGACGATAGGTCGGCAGGTATGCAAATAACATATTTAGTAAAACAAGAAGCAAAGAAAAGAAAATTAGTAAACCAAATAACAGCATGAGAACACAAACAATCATGCCAAAGTTTAAATCTTATCAAAGACTTAAACCTGAATGGAAATATGAAAAGAAATGCTGCAATAAGTGTAGTAAAGAATATCTTACTGATAACATGATGTGTCAAGAAGAAGGTAAGGCAATTTATATTTGGTACTGTTTAAAATGTTACAATTCATTACCAAAATAATAGGCATTCTGTGCTTATGTGGAACGATACTGGCGGGTGTATATATTTTCATATATTATTCGCCGTATCAGACTTTTATGCGTGATTGTCGATACAATGAATTCTTGCAGGGTGAGATGAGTGATGAATATTGTACTTGGCTGTATGATAAAACAATGCTTTGTAGAAAGGAGGAGATATGTTTCAATTATGGCATCTTACCGCCATTGTAGGCGTATTTGTTTTAGGATTTTTTGCAGGGAGATGGTCCGTGCGAAAATATTTTAATGTAAAAATTGAAGAACTAGAAAATAAAGTTGAAGCAGAAAGATTAGCTAAAGAGAAAGAGGGGATGGAATGGGCCGCAAGACGCCATTAAAAGAAAGATTGCTACGAGAGTATGCTAAAGTTTCGAAGAACGCTGTTCGCGAACCACGGAACTGGAGAGAAATTGCAACCCGTGTTAGATGGGAGCGATTAAGAAAAATATTGTGGAGGCGATATGATTATATGCAGTCATTGTAAAGGCAATGGGTATTATAAAATTAGATTCGAGGCGGAGGAAGCCATTAACCAGTGTAAGGTTTGTGACTCACAAGGGGAACTCGATGAAAATAAACACTACAACCAAGCGTGGAGTGGTGGGACTTCGGATGAACTTGACAACTTTTATTGGGGACCGCCCTTGGACCCAAAGTCATTTAAAAATCCC